CTCGGAATGTTCTTGCCGCTGTCTCCAGCAGTTTCCCGTATTCCTGGTACATTCCGTCTATCAGTCCTTTTACGCATTCATCTTCCATCTTGAACAGATATACTTCCTGTGCTGTGAATATTTTATTCAGCTGCAGTCCTCCGGCCAGCACCACTCCACCGTATATATTTCCCAGTATTGGCCGTTCCTCTAACACTGAAAAATCCTCTGCACAGTGTAACTCGCCGTTGATTTCTACTACCAGCGCGCCTTTCTCTTCGCGGATCATCTTCCGTATTACCTTGTGCCAGAAGTAATTGCTATTTTCATTTTTGTTCGGCGACACATTTAACAGATAATAGTCTTCATTTTTCACCGGCTTTCCCTTCGAAAAAACGCGCATCTCACACATGCTGATTGCATTCGCAAGATATGACTGTGCTGTGTATATTGCCAGTTCCTCGTAATAGATTGTTGCCGGGATGTCTATCACTACTGTCTGTTCTGAACTTATTTTTATTTTTCCAATCCACTTCGACAAGTAATTTCCTAATCCCACATTTTGCCTCCTAACATACTGTGTTTATCCTCCTTCGTCCAGTTACTGGGCGCTGCTTTATAATATCCTCCCATGTCATTGCTGCTACCCATGCCATTGCTCCGTCAGTCTTTCTGGACCTTGGCTCTATTTTTTGATAGTCAACATTCCCTTTTTTATCTGTGACTGCCTTGACGTTCCACATGTACCAGCGCATGATCGGGCATGTTCCCCATGCTATCAATTCTTTCGATAGTACGTATCCGATTACCGGCGCAACTTTCATGACATCACTCGGTCTGATCAGCTTCAGATTCTTCTTTTCGTAGGAGAATCCTATCTTTTTCAGTTCATCTCGGAACAATGTCTGTCTGAAATTGTCCATTACCACTCCTTCTATGATGTATAGCTTCGCCATCTCTTTTAGCCACTCTACAATTAATTTTGGTGATATTTCCACATCATTCACCATAGTTAGTACTCCCGCTTCTTCCGCTTCTTTTAGTGGATAACGGATTCTTGGCAGATCTCTTGATTTTGTGCATACCCATGTATGATGCAGCCAGTATCTTTGGTCGCCTACCTTAAACAACAGCCCTGCTGCTACAAAGTCATCTGTTTTCGAAAAGTCAATTCCGGCTACGCAAGAATATCCTTTTAAGTTCGGAAGCTCCCGCGTTGCTTTCACCAGATTATTCCAATCCGTCACGCAATACTGCGTTTCTCCAGGCGGCCTGTTCATTCGTTTTGTCATAAAGGCTGTGTGAGTAACTGGATCTCTTTTGTAATCCACATACTCCAATTTCATTTCATAAAGCAGGTTTGGAAAGAATCGTAGTGATGGATTTGCTTTGTTCCACATTTTTTCTGTGTGTACTTCTTCCGGATCATCTAGCCAGCAAATGAAAGGTAGTGTTCCGTTATCCGGCAATTCTCCCTTTAAAATCTCCAGGCATGTATCTATCAACTGATCCAGCGGACCGTCTCTTACGTCTCCCTGTGTTGTGATGATTGTTCTTCGCGGAAACTGCTTTTTTCCAAGTCCTCCGGTAGCTACCTCTATCAATTTGTAATTTTCATAAGCGTGATACTCATCAAAATCAACCTTTCCTGGGCGTCCTCCATCTTTTGTCCCCGGAGCTCGTGTATGATATTTTAGTTTTGACCCTGTATTTATGTTTGTGATACACTCCAAATTCCATTTAAAATAGTTTTTGAAATAATCTTTTTTATCTTCCAGAATATTGTAAATATCTTCAAATGTCGCTTTTGCCTGATCTTCCGATGTCGCAAACATGTCTATGTGATAATATTTCACGCCATTGATCGGTGTCATCAATGCAAAATCTTCAAATGCAAGATATCCATTTTTCCCAGCCCCTCTTCCCACCAAAATTACAAGTACAGGAAAGCGTAATTGTCCGTCTCTCCTGTATACGCAATTGTGAAGCGCAAAGCAAAATTGTTCCCATGGCAATAACTTATATGGGAAATGCTTTTGTAATCCCAGATATCTTTCTAATTGCTTTTTGTCTACATATACGTCTTCCTCCGCAAATACTTTTTCCACAAAGTCGCAAAGAAGCAGTTGCTCTTTACACACAACTGCTTCGTCACTTCGCACGAA